GGGTGATGCAGGTAGTGGTATTCTACGCCCTGAACAGGCACGTCGTTTTATTGACTACGTATGGGATGCAACTGTACTCGCCAAGGACGGTCGTCGTGTAACTATGCGAGCGAACACCATGGAACTCGAGAAGGTCAATGTTGGAGAGCGTGTAATCCGTGCAGCTGCTCAGGCTGTTGGTACATACGACAACACTGGTGCTCAGTTCTCGAAGGTTGAGCTATCAACCAAGAAGCTACGTCTCGACTGGGAGGTCTCAGCTGAGGCTCTCGAAGATGGTATTGAGGGTGCAGCCCTTGAGGACCACCTAGTACGTTTGATGACAAACGCATTTGCGAATGACATCGAAGACCTAGCAATCAACGGTACTGGCACAGGAAGCAACGCATTCCTAAACATTATGGAAGGTTTTGTAAACCGTGTTAAGACCAACGGAGACGCACACGAGGCTGTTGTAACAGTAGCTGACAATGCATGGACCCCAGAGGTTATGCAGCAGATTATTCTTGCAATGCCACGTAAGTACCGTGCAATCAAGTCTAACCTAAAGTTCTACGCAGGTACAGACGCTTTCCAGGGCATTGTTAAGAACAACGGTACCCTATCTGACGCTATTGCTGAGGCACTAGGAAAGAATGGTAACACCTATGCTAACACACAGGCTTACCTAGACGGCCAGGGTCAGACATTCGGTGGTGCTCGCACTACCCGTGTCCTTGGTGTTGACGTTCAGGAAGTCCCTTACTACCCTGATGGCTATGTCGACTTGACATTCCCACAGAACCGTGTATGGGGATTCCAGCGTGACATCACAGTAAACCGTCAGTACCAGCCAAAGAAGGACACCATTGAATACACAGTATTCGTCCGCTTTGGTGTACAGTGGGAGGAAGAGGACGCTATTGCGTTCGCTGACGCTGCTGCTGACAGCTAAACTGTAAGCAAAAATTGAGGGGGCAGGGGCATCTAGCCTCTGCCCTCTTTTTCATTAATCTGTTATAATTATGAATGACAAAGGAGAATATTATGTCTGAAGAAATCAAAAATGAAGACACTGTCGAAAAGACTCCAGTTGTTCCTGCAATGCTTCAAAAAGGTGAGCCAATCATTTCAGCCGAAAAGGCAGAAGAGTTTAAGGCAATTATCGAAGAGATCGTTGCAAAGAATTCTGAAGAGGCCCAAGAAGAGCCAGTGATTGAAGATGTAAAGCCAGTAGAAGCTGAAGAGCCTAAGAATGTTATTTCTTCTGGTAGCCAGAATCCTGGTAAGCGAGTTGAAGAAGTGGCAGGCATCACCTCTGTAGAGAATGGTGTTATCGGTACTGGCAAGGTAGTAAGAAAGCCAAAAGCTACTGATGTTAAAGAGACTGTCAAGGAAGAAAAGTTTGCTGTATACTCTACCAAGAATGTAACCTGGAGTGGTGTCGGTAAGGTTTACCGTGGCTACAACATTGTTACTAAGCAGGCTGCTGATATGTGGATTACTCGTGACCACGCTAGACTAGCAACACCAGAAGAGGTTGCAAGGGAGTTTGGCAAGTAACGTGGAAATATTGAGGGTTCCGCCATATCCAGTTCAGGCGGTATTAGAAGTTGGTGCCCCAGCAGGCACATATGCATATACTGTTACAGATATGGCGGATCTCTCGGTAGTTACAGGAAGTGTCATATCCTCAAATCAATCTATCGTTGTGATCAATTTACCATCTGATTATGATAACGAATACTCTATCTCTATAGATGGAGAAGAGCACCTGGTTACCGTTGTTAGACCTTATGTTGATGCAAACACAAAGGGAACAACCGCTAGTGAGGTAGCAGACTACAAGAAGCATGAAGAACTTGCAAGAGCAATCATAGACTCAGTTGTGGCTGATGGATTTTATTACAAGAAGGGTGTTCACGAGACCACTGGTCTAGGTGCTGACATTCTTCCAATCTGGCCAGATCTAAGACAGATCATAGCCATTTATGAAAACAATGCACTAGTATTTGATGCAGCAAATGCAGAAGACTATTCTGTACAATATGAGATGAATAAGCTTGGCATCCAGCAAAAATATACTGGTGTTATCAACCGTAGCGAGTCTGCACCAAATATGCTACCAGCAGGTGGATCAGACATGCTAGATTTAAATTTTGTGTATCGTGGATTTCCTAAGGGATTTGACTACTCTATCGTTGGCCTGTTTGGATACAAGAAGATTCCGTCAGAAATTGTAAGAGCAACAGAATTGCTAATTGAAGATATTGCTTGCGGTAAGTTAGACTACTACAAGCGTTACATTTCTGACTATAACACAGATCAGTTTAAGATTAAGTTTGACTCTGGGGTATTTGAAGGAACAGGAAACATTTTGGTTGACAAGATTCTATCTAAGTATCTTAAGCCAATTATAGCACTTGGAGTATTGTAAAATGGCATGTGGCGATCTCACAGACTTTATGTTTCCTATGCAAGCGGATATCTACTATCCAATTGTTGAGCAGGGATCGCTAGGAAATGTCAAAAAGACTTGGATTTTGGATAAGTCTGTAGCTGTAAGCTTTACCCCAGCTGGTAGTGCATTTAAAGAAGAAGTAGTTCCTAACGTAAATATTACAAAAGAAAACCTGCTTATTGGTAGAACAAGAGGTGACGTTAGAATCTCCTCACGTGAATCAAATAACGCAGTTACAAATGTTATTATCACAAACATCAAAGACAAAAACTGCAATCCTATTTATGTTGAAACATCTGGTCCAAGAGTTGGAAAGTCTACAATCTTTGAGATTGCTGCACAGGATCCATTTACTGGCCCATTCGGAAATGTAGAGTATTACAGAATTGTGTTGCGTAGATCTGAAAACCAGGCGGTAGATGTCTAATGCTGAGCCTAACAATTGATACTAAAAAGTTTGACAAAGATATGCACAATGTTATTCAGTATAGCTTAGGTTTCTTTGAGGGTGTAAAGCAGGGCACACCAGCATTCCTAAGAGGACTTGGAATGTCTGTTGTTGAAGATTTGAAGCAGTACATTGATGCTAACGCAAGAATTAATCCATCATTATTGCATCACATGTATGAGTGGAATGAGACTGGTTCTCCAAATGCAAGACTGTTTGACATTGAAGTTATGGCAGCAGGAAACACTGTATCTTTTGGATCAACCTTTAGGCAGTCATCCTCTATCAAGAATGGTTCTAGGGTTCCATTTTATGATAAGGCTAGAATCATGGAATACGGAATTCCAGTAACTATTGTTCCACGTAGTCGTGTACTTGTTTTTGAAGACGGTGGAGAAACAGTTTTTACCTCTAACCCAGTTACAGTTTCTAACCCAGGTGGAGATGTAGCTGGAGAATATGAAAAAGTATTCAAGTCATTCTTTACTAACTACTTTACTCAGTCATACATTCAGTCAGCTGGTATACTAGCATATCTAGGATCACCAACAGACTTCTACACCAATATGTCTACCAGAGGCGGTAGGTCTAAAGGTACAGCAGTTGGAAGAAACTGGATTACAAAGGCAGGAGATCTATAATGAGCGTTCACTATCCGCCAGTTTTTATTAATGAATACCTTAAAGAAAAGGTTTCAGAGTATTTTAGAGATAATCCATTTGACGGTCTTGAGGGAGACTTGGTAGTTCCATTTTTTCCAACCTCTCCAACCGAGCTAGAGGCAGTAATATCCAGTTTCCCACAAAGCAATGGAATGTTTGCAGTTTATGATAGAATGTTCAAAATGCGTCGTAAGCCATTCCCACATATTAAATCTGAACAGCTGTTATATTATTTTTATAAAATTTCAAGCAGCCCAGTTGGGTTACTTTTGTTAACACAGAAGGTTCAGGATTTACTAGACTTCGAAGACGAATCTGCACAAGACCTCAATGCTTGGATACGTGCAAAGCAGGAGTCTAACAATCCAATTAGAGACGATCTAGGAAACCCTATGCCTAGGGTGTTCTTTCACAGAATAAAGGTTTATCAGCTAGAAGAGACCAGGGACATTGTTGATTTTGGAACAGCTAGAACATACGCTGGTAATAAAATTATTATTGATTACGACTGGCACAAGTCATAGTTTATAAATCCGTGGTATAATTAGCGTGAGGAAACATCGCCCACTTATTCCATATAGAAAAAAGAGGTGAAAAATTATGGCATATACACGTGGTAATAGCTCACAAATTATTGTTGGTGCAGCTGCTCTATTTACACACGAGGATGGCGTTCTAGCGGACGCTGACCTACCAGCCTACGAAGCTGACGTATCGTACAGAGATACTCTTTCTGACGACGCAGACTTCCGTAACGTTGGTTACACAATGAATGGTCTAGAGATCCAGTTCCAGCCTGACTTCGGTGAGGTTCAGGTTGACCAGGTTCTAGACGTTGCAAAGTTGTACAAGCAGGGCATGCAGGTAAACCTAAACACTACCTTTGCTGAAGCTACCCTAGAAAACCTTCTATTTGCACTAGCTGCAAATGATGGCGACCTATCCACTGTTGCTGGTAACCCAACCCTAAACCTGTCCGCAGGTGACATCGGTGAGTGCCCAGTAGAGCGTGGTCTAGTTGCAGTTGGTCCTGGTACAGGTGACTGTGCAGCTTCGGACCAGATCGAGCGTGTTTACGTAGCTTACCGTGCTCTCTCTATCGAGAGCGTAACAGTAGGTGCAAAGCGTGATGAGGCAACAATGTTCGAGGTATCGTTCCGTTTGCTTCCAAACGACAGTGCATCCTACGGTAAGATTGTAGACCGTACGATCCCAGCAAGCTAATAGCTTAAATATAACTTAATAGAACTGCCCTGGCATTAACTTGCTGGGGCAGTTTGCTTTTGGTATACTATA